GCGGTTTTCGTACATCGTTTGTAGCGGACCTTCCCACATTGCCCCGGCAATGCTGTAAAAGCGCCGGTCTTCCAAGCACTGCTTGCGTTCGTCGCGCAACGCAGTTTGAATGTCACTAAATTGCCGTAACGCTTCATCATGCAGTCTTGCAAGCGTTTGCTCTTTTGTGGGTCGTGCCATGCTGGCGTCCTGTATTTAATTCCATTTCCACGCGGTCGGCAGCGGAGTAACGTTTGCGCGAGTGGAAACGGCTGCGGCTCTTCGCATGCCCTCGCAAGCGTACCGCAAGGCGTCAATAACATGATTATTGGCGTCTTGCAACAAGGGTAGCACTTTTCCGGTGGCCTCGTCGGTGCGGTACGAATAATGCGTTAACTCGTCTATTGTGTGCGTGCATCGCGGGTGGACAACAATATCGTGAGACCGTAGCCATTCAATACCCTCAAACACCGAATCTTTACCCTTGACGGCTGGCATGATCTTAGGAAACCCGTTGCGCCGCATGTGGCTGATCGTCTCCGGCCTGCTGCTATCGGCCACCATTGGCCAGCGCTCGGAGTCTGGCACAGACATAAACAGGTCTGGCGTGCTAGTGATCTCGCAGCCCACCATGTAGGCCTCGTGATCAATGTAGAGCGTGCGGCCGATCACGTGGCAGCGCACGAGAACCGTGGGATCGTTTGCAAAACCCCAATCCGCGCCCAGACGGTGGACTGCATCACGCGGCGCCTCGAACTCTTCGACTCGCCAATTTTTAAATACTCGCGCCTCGCTGTGCTCAATATACGCGCCGCGCCAGACGTGCGCGTATTTGTCTGGATCGCGCCGCTTGTCGTACTCCATCTCGGCGCGCAGCACATCCGGAAACCACGGATTAAGGTCGAAGTTAACCTCGACGATACGCGCATTCGCTGGAGGATTGGATCCTCTGAATAAATTATCTACCGGATCGGTAAGTTGCTGAGGGTTCCAAGTAAACCACAACTCTGACCCGGGCTTGCGGATTGTGGGGCGCAGCATGTCTAAACTTCTCTGGCTCAGGCTCTGAGCTTCTTCTACCCACGCGCGATCATAGCCTTCAAGAGATTTTATCGAGTCCGCCGTGTGATTTTGCATGCCCTGGAAAATAATCAGGCCATCGCCGCGCTTAGACTTAATAACAGCTTCCTGCACCTCGAAATACGCGCCCGCATTGAGGGCTTGGATTTTAAGCTCTAGCAGCCGCTTAACAGACTGCGCGAGACTGCGCTGCACTTCCCGGACGCACACGGACCGACTTGTCGGCTCCATTATGTGCGCTTCAATCATCATCTCAGCGAAGCAATGTGATTTCCCGCTGTTGTGATTCACGAATCCTTGAGCCAAATAATTATTGGTCTTAAAAACGTGTAAATCCCAATAAATTTGGCGGGAGTGAAGGCGGATCAGTCTTATTCGTTTATAATGAAAATCCCCATTCTCATCAAGGAACGAACGTGACTGATCCGCAAACAGCTTACCGCAAACGCCATGCCGAAGCCTGCGCAAAATGTTTTGAAAACTTTTTGCCAGACGTAACGCGATGCCGGAATCCTGAGATTGTGTTGCGAGTGCGTGATATGGCTGCGTCTGGCCTTTACAGCAAAGAAATTGCCGAGCGTCTTGGCACAACCCCGAAAACGATTCAAAAGATTTTTCGCCGCTACAATTTTCCGAACCTGCACAACATAACGGTCCCAAAACTTGCGGAGCGCCATGATTGGAAACATGGGCAAAAGATGATGAAGGGATACATTTATCAACGATGCCCGGGCCATCCGCATGGCACAAAGCATGGCTGTTATGTGGCGCTGCATCGTTTGGTGGTCGAAAAAACAATTGATCGGTATCTTTTGCCCTCTGAGGTTGTAGATCACATCGACGGCAACATTCTGAACAATCACCCAGATAATCTTCGGGTTTTTGCGTCAAATGCAGACCATCTTTCTGCAACTCTAAAAGGGAAATGCCCTGATTGGTCCGATGAGGGCAAGCGCCGAATTGTTGAGGCGGTGAAAGAACGCCATCGCCGGGACAAAGCTCGGAAAGCATCCTCCAGCCAATAGGCGTTAAAAATTTGTGCTCATCGGTCACAATGATCGATGAGCCATCGCACAAAACCACTTCAAACAAGTTTTCTTTTGTGCAAGGGAAAGCTGGCGTTGCCTGAGCAATAACCACTTTTCCGGCATCCCATGAATACACCGGGCCACCTGAAAAGTCTTTAATTTTTACCTTTCCGTCAGGAGTATCAATAAGCGTATCCGGATGAACGCAACCCCGTCCGCCGAAGGCTGCTTTATATCGCGCAGGCTCCAGCAACGGGAGCGCCCATTCCGGCGTTTCGATTCGGAGGGTGGTCACTTCACAATAACGCGCTCAATACGCTGAATCGCTACGGGCCGCTCAGGGTCGCCTGAAAGCTCCAGCCGCTCCCCGTATTTGTGGGGCGCCATTTTGGACAATAGCCATTTCCTAGTATCCACCTGAAGCCGCTGCTTTTGCACCTGCGCCCATTCGGCTTTGCCATCTTGCCCCCGCTCCACCTCGGCATCGGCATATTCAAGAATCTCTGACGCCATGCGCTCGATTAAATCCGCCCTGGCTTTTGCGTATTGTTCGGCTAACTTGGCATCATCGTCCAACCATTCCGCGAAAGTAGATTGCGGAACCCCTGCCGCTTGGCACGCCTTATGCGTGCTCAATCCGCCCCGCATTGATTCTAAAACTTGCTTGCTTACTGCTTCGCGGTCGTAGATTTTGACTCGCCCCATGCTCTAACCCCTTGAATGCTCACGGCCAAAATATACCACTAAAAAGCCTCACCTAACGCGCTTGTTGACAATCCATTATTACTAGGCTATCCTATCATCCTGCGTTGCATGTTGCGGCGCACTTTGGGAGAGTAAAATGCCTAAGTTTTGTATGACTGACGGGACCATCGTCAATTCCGAAAAAGCCGTTCAGCAGTGGCAAGAGGCCACAGATTGGAATGGATCAAACCATATTAGCCGCGCCACAGGCACACAATGGGACCATCAATGCCTTTTCCTGTCGTCAAAGGGCCGTTTTTGGCTGCTCGCCACGTCTCAGTGGCAAGGCTCTACGGCGTCTGGTCGATATGTCGATAATGCCGAGGCGGCTGCATGGCTTCTCGAAAACGACCACGCACTGCCGCCGATGTTGGAATCCCTCGAAGACGCGATTGAAGAATAAATAGCCCAGGGCGCCGGACTTGTCTATCTGTCCGGCGCCTTGTTGGCACCCTTACCCCCAGGCGGTTGACCACCACACCATCCCGGTCCGATAGGGCCGCGGGGTAATCGCGCCGCGATAATATGCAGCGCAGTATTCGTATTGCCCGCCCGGAGCGCCTTTTCGACGCCGACGTTGCACTGCGTGGGCGCGCATCAACTCCGGCATGATGTCTCGGGCAGTGCGTTTGTGGATGCCCACTAGCGCCGCAATTTCCTCGATCGAGCGCCACTCTGCGCCGAGGGCATCTCTGATTTTGTCTTTCGCTGTCATTTTTTAAATACTCCGCAGGTTTTCAGGGGTTGAGTTTTCCGCCGTTCTGGAAAAGTCGCCTGCTATTTTTCCCCCGAGTTTTCCAGCCGCCCCTCTTAAACCGACTTAGGAATTAAAGAAACCCAAGGGAAACCGAATTCGGTTTTTTTTATTTGCGTATCGCGTTTAATCTGAGTAGAATTTCGACTATCGCAAGTTTTGAGGGTCGGACGGTTGCCACCGCTCCGGCCCTTTGTTTTTGGAGTCATTTGTCTTCGTTCCAGGGTCTGATCTCCACTATTGCCGCAGCCGCACCCGGCACGGGATCATGCCGTGACACCACCAGCCGCCTAATCTGCGAATCGTCCTCCCAGGCGCCCGCATGTGTCAGAGCGTCCAGCAACGCCTTCAGCGGGTTGTCTATGTCTCTTTTGCGCCGGTCTCCCGGCACGAGCGCCACATCCACGGCAAGCTCCCCGCTAGCACTGACAATGGCCTGCGCACGGGCCACGCGGGCCACTGCGTCTCTATACGCTCGGCCTTCTGCCGAGATCAGCACCCGTCCCGCCATGGGGCCAGCCCGCAAGCTGCGCCAGTAGCGATTCACACTCGGGGGGTAGGGTAGGGATAGTTTGCAGGTCATTGCGGGGCGCTATATCAATGCGGACTGTTCGCAAGCGCGCGGGGGTTCGGGCGGCAGTAGCTGCCCCTGGGCCTGGGCGCGGGCTATGCGCGCTTTAGCGATCTCAACGTATTCCGCCTCGCGCTCAATGCCGATGAACCGGAAGCTTTCCAGCATGGCGCCCTTGCCCGTGCTTCCGCTGCCCATAAACGGGTCCAGCACCACGCCGCCAGGTGGCGTGACCAACCGGCACAGGTAGCGCATAAGCTCGGTGGGCTTGACGGTGGGGTGAAAGTTCTTGCGCGGCAGGGGGTCGCTGTTTGTCTCGATCCACTCGCCATCGCGCATAGTTCGGCCCCCACTGGCGAACATGCGACGGGCTGCGAACTCTGCACCCTCCAGCCCCTCATCCCGATCCCGCTTGCTCGCCTTCGCGCAGTAGAAGAAGCGGGCGGCATCGCCCAGCAGCGCGGCGGGTTCCTCGCTCCCATCGTGGATCAGGTTGGCGGGCCAGCGGCCTGCGTCGGACGTGCCCGCCTGCCGAACTTGCTGCGCGTGGTCTTTCACGTCGAACTTCTGGCCGCCTGCCGTCGTGAAAAACGGCACCGCCTCGCCGTTAGTCGGCACCCTGCACCCATCAATGTTCAGCGCCCCCGTGCCATGCGCCATCACGGTTTCTGCCACGGTGCCGGCCAGC